TGTGCAACGGGACAGGCGAGATCGAGGTAGACGAATACAAACCCCAGAGTTTCAGCCGGGACGTTGGGGAGATCGACACCCGCTGGGAGATCTGCGACGAGTGCCTGGGCAACGGTGAGGTCTACAGGCCCTGCACTGCCTGCGGTGAGACCATGACGCTGGCGGACGGCAAGGACATGCTTGTCTGCCGTGAGTGCCGGGAGGAGCAATGACCTACCTCACCCTTCTGGTATTCGTGGTGACGATCAACGGGGAGGACTTCAAGTCGGTCATCCCCTACCAAACCGAGGCCAGCTGCGAGCAGGCACTGCGGCTGTCCTCTGACATGTACGACATCCTGTACAACGACTGGGAAGACGCGACCATGGGGTGTGTGCGTACGCATGTAGCCTCTGGCTACACAATTAGACCAAGAGCAAGGACCGAGGACCGATGAAAACGGGTCGATACACAGAAGCAGAAGATACACTAATCAAGGAGATGTTGCACAAGGGATCTACGTACCATGAGATTGCAAGTATGTTGGGCCGGAGTTGGGAGAACGTACGGCAGCGGATCATCACGCTACGCAAGTATGAGGATTTGCCCAGCATCAAGCGCAAGGACTACGGCATCAACCCGTACACTGTGCAGGAAGAGGCGACGATCATCGCCATGTACAAGCAGGGACATACAATGCCGGAGATTGCACGTACGTTAAAACGTACGCAAGGCAGCGTGAAGGACAAGATCTTTCGGCTGCGCAACGAGGGCGTGCTGTTGAAACCCCGTAAGAATGTGCCCACTGCGTCGGATCACCGGGCGGATGGAATCACAGCCAAGGGCGTGCATCATCAGTTTAACTTGGCAACGGGAAAGATTGGTGATCTGCTGTTCAAGGGCGAGACTGTTACGACTGAGGTCTTGAACTGGATGTGCGATCAGGCGGTGAACGGTGGATACCCCAGCCTGTCTGAGTGGATGGTGGATGTGGTTGTAGATAAATTCTATGAGGAGAAATCAAATGGATGATCGGACTTTGGACATTGAGTACGTGCAGCTTGTGTACCGACAGTGCCTAGAAAGCGTAGCGCCGGCCGAGAACGAGCGGATGCAGGCACGGTCCCATACTACGTGGCGGGACACGAAGCAGTGCCAGGAGTGGGGCCGGATGGGCAACAAACATTGGAGGGAATATCGTGCGGAACCAAGAGGAAAGTGATATGATAGTTGTGGGAAAAGATCACATCGCCTTCGACTCTGGTCCCGCGAAGGACGTATTACATGAAGGCACAGAGGGGAGACAACAATTGAAAGATGCTGCTGTTGATAGTTTTGCATTGAAGCGTTTGCGCAGGAAGCTTGACATCCTGCTGTCTGATTTCAAGGCGACAGGGGACAACAAGCGGTATGACATCGAAGAGTGTTTGGCACTAGTAAACATCATTGAGAAGGGCAAAGATGCGAGGAGCAATAATCAAGGATATAACCCTGCGCATTTGGGAGATGTCGCGCAAGGGCAAGTCGGTTCAGGAGATAGCTTCTGAGCTTGGTGTGAATAAGCATACGGTAGCTGGAGCGTTAACCAGAGGAAGGAACAAGGGGGTCATACCTCGCCCTGATAGGAACTATGCAACGAGTTACATGCTTTCCAAGTTTGGTATGAGGGGTGGTTCGATCATCAGTTTGATGGATCATCTAAGCATGGAGCAACGTGTGTGGCTGGTATCTGAGGCGAAGAAGATCAACTGCGAAACAATCGAGGAATACTTGCTGGAGAAAATACGAGATGAATACGAAGAATCTAATCAACGTAAGTGAAGAAGTGAAACGTCTTGAACGCCTGATCTCTGACATGGAGTGGGAGAACCAAGATGCGAGGGTCGAGAAACTAGAGCTCATACATTTTCAACAGCTGCAGAAGAAGGGGGTGTTATGGGAACCGGAATTTTAGGAGACAGGCATGGCCGACCACAAGAGTAACTTTGATATGGAAGAACACAGCCTTGTCCACGACGAGCTGAACGCGATGATGGAGATGTGGGGGGAGCGGGATGCGAACCCGCTCGTGGTCTGCACGATCTCGATCATCCGGTTCATCGCGCTGGCGGGTCAGTTGTTCGAGAACCATGAGGACTTCTTGGAGTACGTCGAGAAGACCGCGGCGGCTGGGATTGAGTACCACGAGGAATGTGAAAGAGAAGGGACGAAGTATAATGTTCACTGATACAATAACCAAGGATGTGTTTATCGACGATCTGACCGCGGCAGGCAGTGCGTTTGGATCGACAGCAGATGGCGAGGCGGTGTTTGTAAACGCCCGTATCGTCGAGGCGGTGAAGATCAAGGCCGGGGATTACATCAAGGCGATTGTGATACCGAACTATGAGGACAAGCGGCACCGGGTACAGTGGCGTGCGGTCAGGGCCGAGGTCACAGGTTCGGCATTCGAGGACATCTCTGCTGAGCCCGACGACGAACAACCCTTGGTGTCGAGAGACGTGCAGGTGGTTGGGCTGCTAGAGGAGTTTGGACCGCTACGCACGGCCACTCTTGCCCGGTTGATGAACACCAACAGCGGGGAGATTGGAACGCTCTGCCACGGGCTGTACGCCCAGGGGAAGATCGCCCTGGCGGATGTGTACAGCGGGCCGGGCAACAAGCGTGCATCGCATCGCGTGTGGGCTGTGGACATCAACGAGTTTGATGTCGATCCTTTTGATGTGGAAGAGTAGCCCAGTAGAAAGCATGGGAGGCGGCGCAGTGCCGCCTTCCGAACACGTAGGTCCAAGCTTTCCAGAAACGGGATCTGTCTTGCAGTCGCCAAGCGCGAGAGCAAAACGACTCGGACGTATCCCGGAAGGATACATCGTGAAGGATCCGACTTAGGAGTTTGAGTCTCCGCATATCCGTTTCGTGGTTTCGTTGTGCACTGTGATGTCCACTAACAGTGTACGATCATTTCGCAACAACCACGAGACGGTTTCGTCCGACTTGAAGTACATTGGCGACGCTACGTCGCAGTAACTATCACTCGTTATCTTTGCGCACCCACTCAGATGCAATGTCAGCAAGGCGCTGGTCATCAGCAGAGGTAATCTCATCGTCCACCTCCTTGGCGGTCTTCATATGAGACAGACGCTTCTCGTCTATCTTGCGTTTGGTTCGGTCGATGCCACGCTGCACGCCACCCATGTAGATGCCGAACACCCCCGCGATAAACGCGAGGGCGATCAGGCCGTAGAGCTGAAGCTTACCGAGCATCACTTGATCCCAGCTGCCCATTTTTTCAGGCGCTCACGCATGATCCACACACCCATCAAGGCGATCAGACCAGCGAACCCGAGGACGATGTACTGCGCGTTACCATCCAGCATGGACAGCGACGTGACCGCTGCACCTGCACCCGAGGCGACCTGCACTGCCGAAGCCTGCATAGTCTTAGATTGAGTGACCGAGGTCCGAGGTGCGGGTTCCTTCTTACCATGTATGAACGGCCCGACGCGGAAGCCCGGACACGCCTTGGTTGAGTACTCATTATGGCCACTAATCTTACGGATGTTATGGCGCTGCTCGATCTGTTGGATCAGGTTACGAAGCGCCTCCTCTTGGGCCCAAGTGAAGTGCTCGCTGAATTGGTCGTCGGCACTCGAACCGTGGCCACCAAACAGGCTGATCCCAATGGTCCCAGTATTGTGTCCCTTGACGTGAGCCCCGGTCTTTTCCTCGGGACGTCCTGCCACCACGGTTCCATCTCTGTCGATCAACCAGTGGTAGCCCACATCATTAAAGCCTCGCTTCAAATGCCAGTCCCGAACCTCACGGACTTTCTCCTCTGTCGAGCGGCCTTCCCACCAGTTCGGTGTGGTAGCGGTGCAGTGGATGATGATCTCGTCGATCTTACGCATTGGCTTCGACCTCTTCGAATGCTTTGCGGATCAGCACAGACAGTTGTCGTGCCATGGAACGCTGCTCACGATCTGCAAGCTGGCGTAGTTTCTCGTGGTCATCTAGTAGCAGACCCACGTTGCGGAATTTCTGTTCGTCTTTGGCCATGATAACCCCTTTACTTGTTGTCTTCTTCTACACCACTTGGTTTCCTGCTGCAACCACGGATAGTATCCAGCCATTTGTCGTGGGCATCCTTGAGATACTTGGGCCGCTTGTCGTAGCCACGGATGTCGATGACGTTGTTCTTGCGCATGGCGTTCAGCATGGCCTCGGCCAGGTGCGGTTCGAACCCACGCTTTACCATCTGCCGGATGGCATTCTCTTTAGAGTAGAAACCTTTTCGGTAATCAGCAAAGAGTTCTATGATGTCATCGTGGTCTTCTAGTTTGTCGGTCATATCAGTTCCTTCTGCGGTTTAAGGTTGAGCCAGGTACGGGCTTCCTCTCCGAGGACTTTCGCTCCGATCTCGATCTTAGCACGAAGTGACTCAACAATCTTCTCATCGATGGTCCCTGCGGAAATCAAATCGATGTAGGTGACGTTGTTCTTCTGGCCAATACGATGGGCTCGGTCCTCTGATTGGATCCGAGTTTCCAGATTGAAATCATTACTGTAGTAGATGCACAGGTCAGCCTCGGTCAGGGTCAGGCCGTAGCCTGCGGTGGCGGGGTTTCCGATGAAGAACTTGAGCGGATGGTCCGGGTTCTGGAAGTTGCGGACGATGTCGTTGCGCTCTTCGTCTGGTGTGTCACCGAAGTATGCGGCGGCGCTGCCTTCACCGAAGGTCTTGTTCAGCATTGCAGTGATCTGCTGGATGTCGTATCTGAAGCGGCTCCAGATAATAGCTTTGCCGTCATGCTCCTCCAAGATCTCAACCAACGCATCCATGCGGTTCGATGGGAAGTACACCATCTCGTCGTCATCTGTCTTGAGGTGGCCCGACAGAACCTGCTGCATACGAAGAAGCTGGGTGATGACAGCAGGCGCCGTAACAAGCTGGCCATCCTCGAGCATGGTCATCGCCATGTTGCGAAGCTGCTCGTACATCTTGAACTGCTCGTCTGTCAGGCTCACGTAGCGGGCGGTGTAGGTTTTGTCAGGCAGATCCAGGCAGTCTTTTTTCAAGACCCGGAAGCTGTGCTGGTCGATGCGGTGTGTCAGCTCGTCGAGGTTGCGGTAGCCGACCACCTGCTGGAACGAGTGCGCCCCCATCTTACGCTGCTGCGTCACTGCGTACCTGCCCTGAAAGGCGTAGTACGAATCATAGCCTAAGAGCCGAGGTCCGAGGAACTCGAACTGAGCGTATGCATCCATGGGTGACTTGGTGATAGGAGACCCGGTCAAGATCCTGCGATATGCGAACCCTGATGCGATCTTCATCAGCGCCTTGGTACGTTTGGCCTTGTGGTTCTTGATGGTGGTTGATTCGTCGATGGCGATCAGACCGTTGCGTCCGAAGTTCTTGGCCATCCACTCACCGGCGGTGCGTCCTTTGAGTGTGGAGAAAGCTTCGACGTTCATCACGAAGATGGTCAGGCCATCGAAAGCTTTAGTCACCGACTGCATCTCTTCCTTTTGTTTCTTGTTAGCACTCGACACCCAACGGATCACACGGTGGCGTACGCTGTCAGACAGATGCTCCGGGATTTCTTTGGCCACCCAGTTTCGGTACACGCCTTTGGGTGCGATGATTAGTGCGAAGTCCAGCGCCTTGTTCAAGTGCAACAAACCAATGGTGTCGATCAGCATCTTACTCTTCCCAGTACCCATCTCAGCTAGGATAGCATAACTATTTCTGTGCCATCCGTTAGCAACAGCTTTCAGTTGGTGCTGGTATGGTTTTATTTTATACGGGAAGTTTTCTGCATTTAACTCTATTGACATGTATTGAGCTCCTTCATATAGTCTTGCTCATGGTTAGCAAACAAGTTGACCACAAGCAACCCTGAAGAGGAAAAACTTATGACTGATATCTTTGACGACATCTTTGACGAGGCCGG